CGATGACAAAAGCACAACAAGAACAAGAAGCGTTAGTAAGAGACCAAAAAGTTATACGAGACTTACAGTCAAAATATAACTACACTCCTGAACAGGCAAATGATTTTGTTACTCAAATGTCATCACCAGAATCATTATCATTAGATAATTTAGTGCAACTACATCAACTGAGACAGAACAAAGGTTCACAACAGGTTACACAGATAACCCCAGAAGCTCAACAAAAAGCTGCAGTAATGAATCAACGTAATGAAAAACTAAGTATACCTAAACCTATCGGAGTACAGCCAGGAGCTAGTGACCAGTCGCCAACGAAAAACATAGAAGATAAAATGATGGATGCGATGATTAATAACTTAAACAAGCGTAATCCATTCTAATTTAAGGAGAAGGCAAAATGGCACAAGACGCAAACGGAGTATTTAGTCCTAGCATTGGTGTAACACCACAAGGTGTTTCTATCAATGATAGTAGACGAGTATTCAATTTCGGTGAAAGAGTAGCTGAATTAAACCCAGCTGCTTCGCCTTTCTTCGCATATTTATCTAAAATTGCTAAGAAACCTACAGATGACCCTGTATTTAAATTCTTAGAAAAAAGACATCAATGGCAACGTAGAAACTTTTTTGTAGATGGTGTAATTGAGCACACTGCAGGTGGAAGTCCTACACAAGCTACTTTTAACTTAGTTAAAGCAGACGACCAAATTGATGTTGACTATGATATTTATGGAAGAAAAGCAGGAGGACCCTACAAGGCAGAATTTATTACAGCAGGACAGATGATTGCAATCGAAGGATTGTTAGATGCTGCAGCTGGAGCAAGTTCTGATAAAAACCTTGTAGTGTACTATAGAGTAACAGACTTAACTCAAAATTCAGCAGACACAGGTATATCAGCTGAGTTTGTTAAAGCTATTGAAACTGGTGTTGAAAATGGCGCTATAGACGTTACAGCATTAGCTAGTGGAGACAAAATCGTACACGCTGATAATAAACCTGGCCAAGTAATTGGTTCTGCTTATGCAGAAGGTGATACAGCACCTGATGGATGGAGAGATGAGTTTTTCTCTAGAGAAGGATACTGTCAAATTTTTAAAACTGCAGTACCTTTATTTTCAGGAACTTCTTTAGCTACACGCTACAGAGGTGACGCTAACGAATACATGAGAGTATATCAAGAAAAACTTATGGAACATAAGATGGACATTGAGAATGCTTTACTATTCGGTTATGGTGAAGTTGACGAAAGTTCAACAGCACAACACAGAAAAACATGGGGTATCTTACCTTACACAGAAGTATATGGAAAGGTTAAAACCTTTACTTACGCTTCATCAGGGTATGATGACTTCGTAGATGCTATGTCAGATATTTTTGACCCAGAATCTGCAGCAGGTGGTAGTAAAATGGTACTTGCTTCACGTTCTATCATGAACTGGCTTAACAAACTAGGTGGTACTTCTTTCTTAGGAAATACTATGGCATCAGGAGTTGGAACATCTGCAACAGGTGTACCTACATCTGCACCATATGGTGTTTCTTTAGACAAGGGACAATCACTATTTAATGGTGTTAACGTAACACAAGTAGATACTTTATATGGTACTCTTAACTTTGTTATGGAACCACTATTTAGAGGTCCTTGGGCTAACCATGCTGTAGCTATCGATTTAAATAACGTAGCTTACAGACCACTTGCTGGTAACGGTGAGTCTAGAGATACTCAAGTTATTACTAATATTCAGAACAACGATGTTGACGGAAGAAAAGACATGATTCTTACAGAAGCAGGTCTTGAAATTCAACTACCAGAAACACACGCTGTATTGAAATTTAGCTAATAGTTGAATACGGGGGAGTTGCAATATACTCCCCCAAAGAATTTTAATTTAAAGGGGAAGACAATGGCAAATCCAGGATTAGTAAGAGCAGGTTTAAAAATAGCTAAAGCAGTTGCAAAAAAAAGAAAACAAGCTGCAATAAAAAATAAAAAAATAGGTTCATTTGAAAAAGAAAGACTTGAAATACAAGCTTCAAAAATAGGTAAAACAAGAGCTAATAGTACCAATAATGTAAATACTGGTCCTATTGATAGAGCTATAAAAAGAACTAGAAAAATACGTGATAAACATCAAAGTGGAATAGACTATATTGAGTCATATGAAGGTATGTATCCATACAAACATACAGCACCTTCTCGTATGTATAAAAGTGCAGACAAAGCTAATTTTAATTTATATAAACTTAAAGAAATGAAAAATATGAAAATAGGTAAGTTCCCTAAAAAACTTTTAAAAAAATAAGAGGAGAATACAATGGCAAATCCATTATTAGTAAGAGCAGCAGGAAAAGCAATTATGAAATCACCTGCAGGTAAAAGATTAAAGAAAAAAGGAATAGAAGCTGGAAAAAAACTTTTAGATGGTGCAAAACGAAAAAGAACTTTTACAGACCAAATGAGTACAAGCAATTCTACTGTAAGAGATAGACTAACTAAAGCAATGAAAACTACTTCATCAATTATGAGTACATCAGAAGCTGCAAAAGCAGCTGCAGTATCAGGTACAGCAGGGTATCTTTTAGGTAAAAAAAACAAAAAATAGGAAAGTAAATGAGTATTAAAACAGATATAGAAGCATATACTGGTGATATAGATAGTCCAGATATTACTGCACAAGCATTACAATTTGCAAAAGATGGTGTAAGATATATTTATTCTATACTATTAACTAATCCAGAAATGGGAGAAAGGTTGTCAGCAGAAACAACGTTAAATAATAGCAATGGAGTAACATTAGCATTAACAAATGTTATGTCATTAGATTATGTTTTAAGAAATGATGGGACTGTAGATAGACCGTGTGTTGAAGGAGAACCATCTATGTCAGGAGCATATTACGATGCAGATAGTTTACATAGAGGCACAATTACAAGTCCTGTATATTTTATTAAAAATAATGTATTGAATATTGTACCAGAACCTAGTAATGCAGAACCTGGTAAAGTAGGAAGTATAACACCAGATACAACATTTGCTTTAACTGATAATTATTCAACTTTAACTGGATTATTACCAGAACTATACTCTGGTGTTACATTGTATGCTGCAGCTAATGTATTACTTACTAAGATGAATGCTATAGGTAAACCAACAGATTCTAATTTAACTACAGTTACAGCAGGAGACGTAAGTAGTGATGCAGATAGAAGAGATATAACTAAGTGGTTTGATATTGTTGGTGATTATATACAAGATGAAGATGTTGAACTAGCATCTGCATATTTATCAAAAATAAATAGTTATTTACAAAATTATCAAATGGAACTAACTGGAGACCAATCACAATATCAGTGGTATGAATCACAATATGTTAAAGTAAGTCAATCGTTAGTTGCGTTTTTAGAACCTTATGTGAGTGGAGCTTAATTATGAAATTACAAAAAATGATAGATATGGTAAAAAAACATCATCCAGAACTTGGTAATGTAGAAATTATTGAAATGTTAAATCAAGCATCTGATGAGTTTTGTCAAAGAACATTAGTATTAGATGAAGCTACGCAGTTTACTACAGTATCTGGACAAAGATATTATGGATTAAAAGATGGTATATTAGAAATTAAATCAGTAGACCTTAGAGATGAAGATGGTAATGATGTTAGTGTTAAACGTTTACAAGGTAGACCAAAGTATAGGGATATAACATAATGGCAAATAATTATTCAAGAGTATATAATCGTTCTGTAAAAGAAAATGTTTTTTGGGTTGAAAGAGATTCAATAGGACTTGCAGTATATGACCCATTAGAAAGTGAAAAGAATAGATTTGCAAGTTTAACATCTGCTTTAACAGTTACTTTATTTTATCATAAAAAAGCTGACCATTTTGGTAGACAAATAGCTTTGGATGGTACAGTAACTGATACTACAAATACAACAGCTTTAATGGATGAACAAAGTGAACTACCAGAACAATTTCATCAATATTTGATAGATAAAGCTATTCAACTTGGTTATGAACAAAAACCAGAGATGATACAGATGGCACCATACTTTGAGAAAAAATTTGAAAAAGGTATTAAAGAAGGTAAAGCTTTTAAAAACAGAAATAGAATAAGTGGCATGAGACACGTAAGGCAGTCTAGTTATTAATGGCTAATACATGGAGAAGAGGCGAGTTTGGATTAACTTCATTTGATGACCACAATTTAAGTTTTAATGAATTAATTCAACATTTTAATGACAACGCAAATGAAAATTTTATTGATTTGTCCATCGTGTCTGATATATCTACTACAGATATACAGATTGCTGTGGATGTTAGTACTACAGATAAAGGTAAAGATAGTGTATCTTATACAGATATTGGGTTGGCAAGCAGTAATATATATACTGACATTGTTAACCCTGCTATACCAGTAAGTGGTTATGAAGATAGAATTAAAAATACATAGGAGATAATTATGGGTGGAAGTTTAACAAGTCCAAATAAAATTAAAGACGCTTATAAAAAATTAGTGTTTTATGATGGAAATAAATTAAAAATTGATAATGGTACTGCTGATGTAGTAATTACAGAAGCAGATAATTTTAGTTCAGATATTCAAGCAGGCACAGGAATACAAACTGCTGAGTCAAATGGACAAACAACAATTAGTGTGGCTAGTGCGGTCGTACTAGAAACTGAAACAATAGATGGTGGAGATTATACACCATAATAGGAGAGAGAAATGGCAAATAGATTACAGATTAAAAGAAACGTATATGGTAGTAATGGTGCTCCTGCTGCTAACAGCTTATTAACTGGTGAGTTAGCATATGATGGACATAATCAAAAACTATATATTGGAAGACAAACAGCAAACAATGGAAATGCACAAGATAACGTTGTTACAGATTTAGGTGCTACTATAGTACCAGATGCAAGTACTAGCAGTAAAGGTGTTGCTTCTTTTGCAAGTGCAGATTTTGCAGTATCAAGTGGAGCAGTAACAATTTCAAGTGTATCTAATGCACAATTAGCAGGAAGTATTGCTAATGGTAAATTAGCTAATAGTAGTGTTACTATTGGAGATTCATCAATATCGCTTGGTGGAACAGATACTACTTTAACTGGATTAACTGATATTGATTTAACTTCAGGAAATAAAACTATTTTAGATGGAGTTGGGTCTAATACATTAACTATCGGTGCTAGTGGTACAACAGTAAATATTGCTGGTAATTTAACAGTAGGTGGAACAACAACTACTTTAAATACTGCAACATTAGATGTTGAAGATAAAAATATTACAGTAGCTAAGAATGCAGCAGATTCATCTGCAGCTGATGGTGCTGGTTTGACAGTAGATGGAGCAAGTGCAACATTTACATATAGTCATTCAGGAACTAAATGGAATATGAATAAAAGTTTAGATGTTGTAGGTACTATAGAAGCAACTCAAGGTATCGCAAACACTACCTTAGATTTTGGTACATACGCTAACTAATAGGATATAAATGGCTAATGGTTTACAGATAAAACGTGGTAGCGGTACACCTGTAGCTGGTGCTGTTGGTTCAAACGGTGTTTACCCTTTTGAATTAGCATATGACTATACAAATAATAAATTATATATTAATGATGGTCAAGGCGGCAGCAATGGTAATATGCAAGAAGTTGGTGGGTTATCTTCTATCAATAATTCCAACTGGTCTGGTACTGATTTAGCAATAGCTAATGGTGGTACTGGAGCATCTAGTGCTAGTGGTGCAAGAAGTAATTTAGGATTAGGTAGTTTAGCAACAGCAGATAATATAGCTGCAAGTTCAGTTACAAGTGGAGAACTTGCTACTGCTAGAGTAAATTGGGATAGCACAGACAAAACAGTAAGATGGGATAATGGCTT